CCCATATTGGTATGTCCTACTTGACCAAAAGGAACAATAACGCCTGTTAATTCACGTTTTGATGAATTAGCTGCGATAATGTCGGTTGAGAATTTAATAAAGTTATTCATTTATCAAATCTTCCCTTTCTCTTGCTTCCTCTACTGTCATTACACCTAAAGGAATAAGTTTACTGTAAATGTCTGCGCGTTCTTGTGCGCTTGGTGAATAAAATTCTTCTAAATTGTATTTTACTATTGAACCACGTGGGGTTATGTCGTTATCGCTAAGTCTTTGTGTAATAGAAGTCATTAAAGGACGTAAAGATAAATCTATAAGGCTTCGTCTTTCAGCTGTAACGTTTGAATAAGTCATTGAACCACCTGCGTTACCACCTACATAGTATTCAGGAAGATTACAAGCCCTAGCAATTTCGGAAGCCATATATTGACGTGCTTGGTTTAGCGTTAATTGTTCTGGGCTAAATCCTATGCTTTGAAAGTCGATTGTGTCGTTTACAAAAGCTGTGCCACGTGTTTGTCTTGCTTCTTTCCAAGAATTTAATAGGGCTGTAACTCTTTCGGCTGGCATTGGCAAGTTTGATTTCAACACAACGTTAGGTGTTGGTTCATCTGCAAATCTTTTAACTGCCTTTTCTAAAGCTAGTGCCGTAAGTATTGTTGTTCCTGCTCTTACAAGTAATCCCTCGTCGTAACCAGTAAACGGAATAAGTGAACCTAAACCATTTTCGGGTACACGATTGCCGTCTACGCTGTAGTAACGTACGTTGTGTCCAAGTGAATCTAAAGTTCTTGTAATACGGCTTACTGAAATCCATTCAGCAGACAAAGGTCGTCCGTCTGTGCCAAGTTCAAGTGTTCTTAAATATCCTTGACCTGTAAATAGTAAATCTTCTGCAAGAAATGTATATACAGATTGTCCTGTCATACGTGGGTCTGGTTGTCTAATAAAAGGTGGGGTCGGAACTTTGCTGTTGTTTGATTCGCGTCTAACTTCTAAAGGTAATGAACCGATAGTTGCACAAATAATGTTCCTGGCTCTAGCTACAGCTGGTACTTGCATAGCTTGTGCGCGTGATACAGCTGACAAACCAAAATAGTCAAAAGGTTGGGCGTACTGTTGGTAATTGTAAGGCGCTACAGCAGCATCTACTTTGTTTACGCTGTTATCTGGTGTGACACCAAGAAGATTTTGAAAGAAGCCCATAACTTCTAATTCTTTACCAAATCGTTATAATAGTCAAGCACCTAAGCAACTACAATGTCTTGGTTTGAACCACGTATGCCGTACTGTTCGGCTTTGAATACAGCTAGAACCATTGAAATAGCAGCTGTTGATTGTTGACGGCGCATAATATACCAAGCCCCAGACTCGTTTGCTTTTTTAATACAAGAATTAACGCTTGCTGTTAAATCAGGTTGATTACTATGAGCTAGTCTACCACCACTCATAGCCGACAATGTTGCATCACAAGCCTGGTAGTAGTCACTTCCTTTAATTACTTCTGCGTTTATGCCTGCTTGTCTTAGTTTGGCAACAACTGAGTCACCACTAAACCTGTTAGCAACGATTGCTTCGGCGTTGTAATGTTTAGCCCACTCTGAAACACGTCCAGCAATTATTAAATCATCTATTGCGTATTCTGATTCAACACATTCCATAAGACCTACAGCTATTGAACCATCATCTAAGACTTGTGTTCCGGTTAAAGCCCAGCTTGTTCGTTCTGGTGATATTTCTAAACCTAACCAAGTTGGTCTATCTGGTTTAAGTTCAAGTATTGGTTGCATACAAGAGTTCCAAGAGCCAAGTGCCCAAGGGCTGTTCATTGTTGTTACCCACATACTTAAACATTCGGTCATAAAAACTTCTGTTGGGTCTGACATTCTGGCTTTGATTGCTGATATGTCAATAGTGCGTCCTAGTGCAGGGTTTGCTTCTTTCCAGCCCTCTATGTCGTTTAGTTTTCTGTGTGGTGCTGCTGACCATTCTTGAAAGTTGATATCGTCTTCGGTGTCTTTTTCAATTTTTTCTAAAGCACGTTGTCTAAGATTGTTTAGTACAACGCTTTGGTGGTCACCTGCGTTACTGATAAAGAATCCTTGAGAATTAGGGCGTGCTTGCATTGTGTAAGCAAGAGCTGAGTATGCGTCAAAGTTTTTATGTTGTCTTACTTCGTCCAGGTAAACAACGTCTGAGGACAAACCTCTAGCTGCGCCTGCTGTTGGTGCAATAATCTTGTATCTACAACCTGTCCCTTTAATTTCAATTTCTTCTCGACCATTAGCTCTTGTGATGTGTTTAACTTTACGTCGAAGCCAATCAAAGTTATCTACAACTTCTACAACTTGTCTAAATGTCTCAAGTGAAAGGTCTCGGTTTTGTGCTGTGGCTACTTGTAGTTTCTCGTCCCATAGGTAAAGCCCAGCCAAGATACGCATACGTAGCAAATGTGTTTTACCATTTTGTCTAGCTGCAATAATCAGGTTAGTCTTATGTTGAAATGAGCCGTCTTCTTTAATCTTGCTTGACTCAAGGATTACATTTTCTTGCCAAGGCAGTAAAGGCATTCCAATTTGTTTAGCAAACTCAACAACTTCGTGACCTTTAGTTTGGCTCGCTATTGGTGTGGTCTGTAGTCTCGGTTCTGAGTTGCCGTAATGCTTCAAGTGGGTCTTCACCAACTTCTAATTCAGGTTTCTCTTTACGACCAAACAAGCTCAGCCCATACTTATCTAAAATCTGTTGTAATTGTCCCATATACTTGACTTCTTCAATAGGTTTAAGTGTTCCACCATCAAGAACACCAGCTAGAGTGAACGCCATAGCCATACCAGCAGCGTCTAAGTCTGAGATGATGCCCTGACGTAACGCTTCGTCGTGTGCCCTATCTAATGCAGGCAGAATTCTGTGCTTTTCTTCTTTAATCATTACAACTAACTCCTTTAGGTAATTCAAACGGGCTTTTAAGCGCTTTTGGAGAGAAAGAAGTGGCAGGGGTCGGTGGTGTCTTATCGTGCTCAAAAAATCGTATCATTTCGCGTTCTTTTTTCTTTCTTGCTCGTTTACGATTGAATTGTTGCTCGGTCTTTGAGCCTTTAGAGTAGTTGCAATGTGAGCAAGCAGTAACGAGATTACTGAGTTCATCGGTGCCCCCTTTGTCGATGGGTGTGAGATGGTCGACTGTATTAGCTGTAGGAATTCCACAGTAGTAACAGGTGTTGTTGTCTCGTTTGAGGACGAATGCTCTAAGCTTTCGCCATCTTGTTGATGAACCATTACGTCTTATTATATCCATACGTTTATAGTATATATCTCTTATGAACCCTGAGTGTTGAAGCACAGAGAACGGCTTAATGATAAGAACAATTCTCTAAGTTTGAACCCTTTCGGTTTCGCACTATCGAACGGAAGCCTTATTGGTTATTCGGCTTAGTCTCGCCATATCATTACAACCTTTTGTTTACTACCAGGAGACTCGGTGATAGTAGCTTGTAATGTCGTAACTTCTCGTTTTGTTACACGTCTGCTAAATAGGCAGAGCAATATAAGCCCTCTGACGGCTGTTTGAGTAGGCTATTAACCAACCCTCAAGTTAAGGTTTATAGTTGGCTTGAGCGACCAACTCAGTACTTATATCAGTAATCGTTGTAGTTGTCTATCCTTGGGTCTTGAATCATATCGTTTATGCGTATTAGGTTTTCTTTACGCGCTAAATCTAAATCAACCTTAAACTGATATTCTTCTAGCTTCTTTTTATCATCTAAACGTTTCTGGTAACACTTAGCATCACGGCACGCAACTTCTTTACTGTTGTCGTAATCGTAATGGTAATGCAGGTATATGACATTACTCATTGTCACACTCGTGTATCAGTTCTTTAGCAATCATTTTATGACACCCCTTACACCAAATATATGTTGCCATTATTTTAGATATAACTTAATTGCTATAGCTAGTGATGCGATACTTACAAACGCACCAGCAAACATACCTACAATTAGTTCTTGCATTATTTTATCCTTTGCATACACCATTTGCAGAAACTAGCGTTATAACACCAGCCACCACAGCTAACACATCTACTTATCAAATTTAACATAGTTTTTGACCACCTCATACAAATTAGCCAAACCAAACACAGCTAGTATTACGCCTGCAAATAGTAATGCGTCTATGTATCTTTGTTCCATTTGTTGCCCCTGTCTTGACTTAGTGTTTTTTTTCTACTATCTTTCTTGCTTCTTCCATATCTCGTTTATCGTGGAAATCAGCTTGTCTATTGAGTAAGTCTTGTGAAATGGAAAGTCGTAAGACTTGCTCTAGACGATATACGTCTTGTGGTTTCATTAGCCCCCCTTTCTTGTGTCTTATTGTCGCATATACAACGCTAATAACACCAGAAACACACCTACGAATACAATAATTGTTTCCATTATTTAACCCCCATAATCTTTGAGCATTGTGGAAATGCTCTATCAAATCCTTGCCTTGATACAAGCATCTGTGCGCGTTTATATTGTTCACGCACAGAAGCCCGTGCTGGGTCGCCAGACCCACCTACCCATTCCCAAGAGCGTTTATCGAATTGAAACAAGCCCCTATACTTGCCTGTTCGATTTATTGCTTCTGGGTTTAATGACGACTCACAAACGGCTATTTTCCGGTAATCGCTTGGGAGTAGCTCAACGTCATCAAAATATGGGTTCATTAAAAGTATCTCTAAAATTGGTCTGTCTTCCAATCTGCAGCTGCCGTTTCAGCCTGTTCGTGGCTTGACGGAAGTCTAGAAGCGTTTAACCAAGCACTAAGGTTATCTGCCAATTGTTGTTGATTATCTAATTGGTTTTTAACGATTGTGTATGGTGCGAATTCTAGCTTAGAAAACTCCTGTTCCTTACTTAGGAATTGCAGATATTTCAGTAGTTTCTCTTTGTCCCAGTCAGTATAGATACGTTTACATAGACTATGCAAGAAGTTTATTTGCTTTTCTGTAGCAACTCTATAAGACCCAAAATAACCCATTTCTAAGCCTTGTCCTTGTCCTGATATAGGCGCAGGGGTTTCGGGGCTAATTTTGCCCTTATTTTGGCTTAAATCGGTATCTGGTGGGGTTTGCCAAGGGTCGTTTTCTGGTTTCATATTACGTTGTACTTCCTCTCTGCTAGCAATACCTTTAGTAACAGCAATTCCTAGGGCAGCTATTGCGCGACCCCAAGCCGACGTTTCCAATACCATAAGTTCAGAACCTCTAGCAAAGCCTTTAGCAGGAACACGTTCCCAAGCCCAACCACTTGCGTATGCCATTTTGTCGCGTTCTGGGTAAGCAAAGGCTTCACCATAAATGTATGATTCGCCGTTGAATTCAAGTACACCTTTGTATTGAAAGTGCAAAGTGCCTTCTGGGAATTTCTCGTAAAACATTTGTATACGATCTTTAACTTCTATGTAGTTCTTTAGATAATCCATTTAATTGACTCCTATAAATAGTCCGTAGAATTCTTGCAGCTGTTGCATTTTGTTTTCACAATCGCCATTACATACCAAAGGCTCAAAAATGCACCTAGTTCTATGGTAATAATCCATAGTGTGATATGCGTGTTGTAGCAGTATTGATATTGGGTAAAACTGTTTATCCATTATTGCCCCTTTCGTTAATGAAAGGTTAAATCAAAGGTCAGTCAAAACACGGCATTGAATTATAACGATTTGGTAACTATTTCCAGAGTTCGCCTTCGGCTATAAATGAACCGTCTTTGTTAAATGACACAAGTTCGGGTTTAACTTGTCCGTCCTGTTCATACACAATTCCGAAACCTGCCGACCAATTGGCTATATTTTCTTTCAAATAACTCATTTTTTTAATGTCGCAAAGATGCCCAACCTCAACACCTGTAAGTGTAGTTTGATTGCCCCCAAAGCCGTATGACTGGCGCAAGATTCCTTGACGATGCGTATGTGAGCAGATAACGGACTTGTTTGTTTTAATTGCAAGATTAAGAGCTGTAGCCCCAGCTTGGCTAAAAAGGCGATTTTCATCTCCGTGTGCCAAAAGCCAGCCTTTAGTGAATTCTTTTAATGATCTGTTGTAGGTAATGTTTATGTCTTTATCGTTATAACCTAAAAGGTTTTCTATTTTAATTGCGTCAATCACGCTAAAGGCTGGGGCAAATTTTGACACGTATCTCTCAATGCGTGCTGTGTGGTTACTGCGTTGCATTATGAAAGGCTTACTGCGTCCAATAGCACTACGGAATTCTTTGAGTAAGCCCTTCAAACCAATTATATTCTTTTGTAATGAACCTTCAAACTCCAGGCTTGTTCCACGTGCATAAGTTGATATTGTCTGTGCATCAAGCTCATCTCCGACACACAATAATTTATCTGGTTTAACGTAATCTATATAATCAAGTAAAGAATCAACGTATTGCTTTTTAATATAAGGATATTGCAAATCTGAAATTACGACGTAACGTTTAATAGTTACCTCTTTCGTGTAGGTTTCTTACCTAACTGTGAGTTAATACTATCTATAGTACTACGAATTTTAGTGACCTCAATCTGTAGGCGTGTCACTTTATCATTTAATGAACTACCACCATTAGGAAACAATTGTGTTTTCATTTTAGTTATTTCAATTGTTACCTTTATAACAAAAACAAGAAGCGTTAACAATAAACCAATAATGCCAATTAGTTCATTTATCATTGTCCATCAAACCACTCAGGATCGTAAAAGTCGTCGTCTTCTTCTTCAGGTGACATTGTAAACTGATATTTCTCAGCTGCAAAGTTAATCATTCCAAAAACTGAATGTTGTGGCATATCTGCGTTGGCTTGTATCTTTATAGTTTTTTTGCGTCCGTCAAAAACCTCTAATAAACAAACAAACCCTGTAATAAGTTTGCCGTCTTCGTGAGCTGTGTTAATCACTTTTACTAGCTCTGAAGCCATTACGTCTGGTAATTCAATTGTTTGCTTTTTTGCTTTAGGTTTGCTCATATTCCAAATACCTTTCCGTTAAGGTCGCCTGCCTTAGTAAAGGATATATGCAAATGTGATACGTGAGGGTTAGACCCTTTGTAGACACGCCAAGCCCACTTCTCTTTTGATGAGGCTATTCGGTGTTGGTGAATAATGTAACTAATTCTTTTGTCGCCTTTAAGTGCAATTGTCTTAATTTGCTCAGCAAGAAGCCAAGACTCTTTAGATGAGCCTTTAACAAGGTCTGAGTCAATATCTATAGCACGAACCCACCCATTCTTATCTGGGTTATGATCTGAGGCTATGCGTTTTTTATGTGCTGTGTCGCCTATCCAGCCGTCTGAGCGTTTATCTCGCTTAGGATACTTGGCGTTTATTTCCGAGCGTAATTGCTCAGCTGCTTTACTTAGTCTTGGTTTTGGCATTAGGGTTCATAGCTCCCATTGAAGCAGCTACAACAGCACCTAATACAGCTCTGTAATCAAGGGCAAAGTCTGTTGCTTGCCAAGCTGCTAGGAAAGCAATTGCAGCTAAAGAAAATTGTTTGTGGTTAAAG